ATTACATCAGATAATTCCAGGAACACCTCCGTTGCTATGGAGCAACGTGGATGAGGCGTTTAATAAAATTAATGCAAACTTTGAAACGCTGTCAGCATCCATTGGCGGTGGCGGATCATTAATTGATTGGGAACAATTTGACAACAGTATTATTCCTACAACTTCAAACGCTGAAGTGTTAGGTAGTTTTACCAATCGTTGGAAGAGCGTACACGTTGATTCATATAGAGAAACCTTAACCGACACAATGAACGGTGTTTGGATTGGTCCTGCACATATCAAAGGTATTGATGCAACTGTAGATTTGCCAGTAGGTTCTACTGTCAACGGCAGTTTAATTATTGACCCCGATAAGACTTTCTTTAAAAGAGTTTCAGTTGACGACTTTAATGTTATTGAAGCTAACGAGTTTAGCGATACACTAAATCTTATTGCTGGCACCGCAACACAGTTGGTTGTTGATTCCTCAGCTGAAAGTATCACAATTAATAACATTGGCGTAACAGCATTAACAGCAGGCACTGCAATTGGTATTAGTTCAACTACTGGAAACATCACAGTAACTAATACTGGCGTTACTAGATTAACAAATACCAGTGCTCTCCCAAGCGGACTAACTGCTGGTTTAGGAATTTCAGTTAGTGCGGCCAACGGTGCGGTATTAATTACCAATACTGGTGTACTACAGGTACAACAAGGATTTGGTATTACAGTATCTACAGATCCAGCATCTGGTATTGCTACTATTTCCAACTCTGCACCAGCTCAGGTTACATTTAGAAATTATGTAATTAACGGTGACACATTAAATCCTATTGTTGCAGATAGTACCAGCGACACAATGTATATTAACACCGGCTACGGATTAATAACCACCAAAGACGTAGCATCCGATACTTTTAGCATTTCTTTAAATCAAAACATAGATATTCTTGGAAGTGTGTTTGCAGATAACTCAACGTTGTTAGTTGACGGCATTGACGGTAAAATTGTTGGACCTGTATATACATCAATATTAAGAACAAGCGAAACAAAAATTGCACTAGGGGGAAATGCTGGAGATACTAATCAAGGATTAGTAGCTGTTGCTATCGGCGGCAATGCTGGACGAACTGATCAAGGAGGTAGATCAGTAGCTATAGGTTATTCAGCTGGTAATACCACTCAAGGAACATATAGTGTAGCAATAGGTAACGGTGCTGCGGCAACCTTACAAGGGGGTCAGGCAGTAGCCATAGGAACTGAGGCAGGTTTGACTAACCAAGGAAATAGTTCTATAGCTATTGGTCCTAACGCTGGTGATACTAACCAAGGAAGCAATGGTATAGCATTAGGATACTATGCTGGTAAAAATACACAAGGAACTGGTGCAGTAGCTTTAGGATACACCACAGCCCAGATCACCCAAGGTGAAGCAGGGGTAGCAATTGGATGGAGTGCTGGTCAAACTAATCAAGGTGCATACTCTATTGCTATCGGTTATAGAGCAGGTTTTGTAAATCAACACGCTGCGTCCATAGTATTAAATGCCAGCGGTGCGTTGTTGAATACAACAGGTGCAGGATTTTTTGTTAATCCTATTAGACCAACATCAAGTTCTGCCAAAGCTGTAATGTATGACACTGCTACATCAGAATTATTTTATAGCTCAACATTAGAATTTATTGGCAGCACTATTAGTACTAGCGATTCTACTGGATTAACTGTCGATGTGCAGACAACATTCAACACTGATGTTACATTTGAAAACGATATTACTGTAGCAGAAAGATTAACTGTTAAAGGCAGCAGAGTCATTAACTTGGCTGAATTGCAGTCTATTACAGCGGCAAGCATTAGCTTTAGTGACTTCCAGGCAAGAATAGCAGCATTGGTATAATTGGAGCGATAAATGACAAAAGCAACTATCAACATAGGTACAACCGCAAATGACAGGTCAGGGGATAACCTACGTACCGCGTTCCAAAAAGTAAATGCTAATTTTACAGAGCTGTACACCGCATTAGGGTTAGACAATGCCGGTCTTAACCTAGGGTCATTTGAATTTTCCGGAAATACCATAACGACCACTGACAGTTCAGCAGTGATTATTGACCAAGCTGTTACTATTAACAGTGATCTACAAGTAGATGGCAATTTAAGATTAATCAGTCAAAATGTTACAATTCCGTTCATCATTGATGTGACAGAGCCTGCTGGGTGGGTACAAATTACAGTAGATGGGCGCACTGCGTATCTACCGTATTATATCTAATAAATATTAAAAAGAGAGCGGATTATGGCAATTCAAACAATCAATATAGGTAATCAGGTAAACGACGGCTTAGGTGATGACCTACGCACGGCATTTGAAAAAGTTAATGCTAACTTTGCAGATATATCGTCTACAGTGTTTACCACAGCGTCAAACGTAGGAGACACTGGTACTGGTGTGTTCAAACAAAAAGTTGGCGCTAACTTAGAATTTAAAAAACTAGTTTCTGGAACTAAAATCTTTATTGACGAAGCGCCAAGCTCAATTATTATCAACAGTACCGCAGCAGATGCCTTTACAAGAATTGACACAAACGCTGGTACAGTTAACGCTGCGTCATTCCAACAGATTACAGTACAGGGCGGCGATGACATTGATGTTACAGCACTAGGTTCTGTAATCACTGTCAACAACGTAATTCCTGTAACTAACATTTTAACAACCTACGACTTTGGCCCAATTACAGGGGCGTTTACCAATACAACTCAATTAGCTCTAGCGTTTGCAAATATTGATTTTGGAACTATAACACAACCGTCTACTGTGACATTAGACTGCGGTGGCATCATCTAAGGAGCAGCATAGATGGCAATTACTTGGGTAACTCCAGCAGGACGCCTAGGAATAATCACTGAACGTGTTATTCAAGACATTACTATTTCTGCAACTACAAACACAACCAATCCTGTTACCTACTCTGTAATTGCAGGATCATTGCCACGAGGTCTTAGATTAAAGGGCAATAAAATTATAGGATCGCCTACTGAAGTTAGACGATTTACAGAATACAAGTTTGTTATCAGAGCCAGTGATACAGTTGATCTAGAAGATAGAACTTTTTCACTAGGTGTTGACGGAGCAGACATTCCAGAGTGGATTACCAAAGAAGGTTTCCTTAACGTTGGCGCAGGCGATGCATACTTTGTATTAGATAACAGTTATGTAAACTTTCAATTAGATGCCACAGACACTGATCTAACTGCGGGCGACACACTAGAATATTATTTGACCCCGATGGGCGGAGAACTTCCTCCTGGCTTGTCTTTAAGCAAAGATGGTGTTATTTCTGGATTTACAGATCCTATATTTGCAGTAGAATACAGCACTACCTACACAGGAGCCTACGATACAGGTTCTTTTGATACAACTCCGTTGGACATTGTTGAAGCAAAAAGCAACGGCTTTGACAGTTACTTCTACGATAGTCAAACATTTGACTACTCGGAAGGAAGCAGAGGTCCAAGAAGACTGAGCCGCATCTATACGTTTTCTGTGTCAATCACAGACGGTGCAAACACTGTTAATAGAATTTTTAAAATTTACGTTGTCACTGAAGAATTCCTACAGGCAGACAACAGTATTCTACAGGTAGACACTAACCTGTTCCAAGCAGATGCTTCGGCAAACAGAATTCCGTTATGGATTACTGAAAGCGACCTAGGCAAGTATAGAGCCAACAACTATCTAACAGTATACCTTGATGTCTACGATCCTCCGTCGTTGTCCGGAACAATCACTTATATCAAATTACCAACAAACCCAGATAACACTGCCAGTGAATTGCCGCCTGGATTGGTATTAGATTCCGTAACTGGTGAAATTGCAGGACGTGTTCCCTACCAGGCTAAAATTTCACAGACTTATACGTTTACAATGTTGGCTGTGAATTTTCCTGCACAGTTAGCCAACGTTGAGTATTCTTGGTCAGGTACTTGGAATTCTACTTCAAATTACTTTGTTGACGATGCCGTTACATTCCTTAACGAAATTTATATCTGTACCACAGCCAACAGAAATAAAATCCCAAACTTAGAAACAGAATTTTGGACCAAAGGTACTACCAGTGCTGCTAAAACATTTAGCATTGAGATCATTGGCGAGATTGAAAGTGCAATTAATTGGATAACTCCTAGCAATCGCGGCAACATTAAACCTAACCAATCAAGCACATTGTTTGTTCAAGCAGAAAGTTTATTATACGGCGGCAAAGTAGTCTACGAGTTAGTCAGTGGAACTTTACCTCCAGGTCTATCATTTTTACCAACTGGATTAATCGAAGGCAAGGTAAAACAATTTGCAGACAGTACAGGGCTAGGACTAACAAGATTCTTTGATCGAGATTCAAGTCTTGTAGATTCTTCCGGCTCAGTGACCTACAACACATCCTTCGACGGGGCAACTACCAGCTACGACAAAGTTTTTAAATTCTCTATAAAAGCTCGAGACAGCGCAAACTTTGCAGAATCGATCAAAGAATTTACAATTACAGTAATAGCAGACAATACCAAAACGTTTGCTAACCTTTATGTTAAATCTTTCCAAAGCAAAGAGAAACGTCTAAGTTGGTACAATTTTATCACAGACGCTAACATTTTTGTTCCAGGGGATATCTACAGATACGGTGACAATAACTTTGGCATACAAACTGATTTAAAAATGATAGTGTTTGCTGGCATTGAAAGTGTTGACGCAGTTAGATATGTGCAGGCTATGAGCCGTAATCATTATCGCAAGAGACTGTTGTTTGGCAATGTAAAATCAGCCAAGGCCAAAGATCCAACTACTCAAGAAACAATCTACGAAGTTGTTTATGTAGAAGTTGTTGACCCTTACGAGAAGAATGGTCAAAGTATCAGCCAGACAATAGAGCTGCCAGATAACACCAATAGCAAAGTGTTGGTCAGTTATGACGCTATCCGCATAGACAGCAATATTCCGTTGGTCAGCGATCGTGACCATCAACGAGTGTTTCCAAACTCAATAAAGAATATGCGTAAGCAAATACGGGCAATTGGCGATCGAGATCGCGAATTTTTACCATTGTGGATGCGTAGTATTCAAGACTTTGCTACTTCAGAAACTGGTTATGTCAAGGCATTACCCCTATGCTATGTAAATCCAGGAAAAGCAGATGCACTGATCGCTAGAATCAAAGCCAGCGATTTTGACTTTAAAACAATCGATTTCCAAGCAGATCGATATCTAATTGATGTATTAGACGGAGAAATAGAGGATAAATACCTTGCGTTTCCGCAACGTGGAGAAAAATTACCGTGACCAGCAATATTAACTATTTGAGCATTAATGAAAACTTTCCTGTAGCAGGCGAGGACAATGACACACAGGTGTTCCGTGACAACTTTGATACAATCAAAACCAGTCTACGAAACGCCAAAGAAGAAATCACAGCTCTTCAAGACAACACAGCCAAGACTACAGAAGACAACGATTTTGGGCTATTTAAATTAACCAATGCAGTTTTACAGACTGTAAGAGAAGCAAAATGGCCAGGCGAAATCTACAGCGGCGGCGGCGTTGATTGGCAACAAGGTTCCTATCATATCTATACAGTTGATACTAATAGAACTTTGTTTTTTTCAAACTTACCGGGCGATCCAGCCTATGTTGCAGAAACTACTCCAGTCGGAGTTGGAAGAATTACTGTAGAGTTATACAGTGATGGTTCCGATAGAACTGTTACATTTTCTACCACAGGTGGCACAGTAATCAAATCTTATGGATTCCCAGGTTTTGCATCTGGCGGTACTCCAACTATTTCGTTGACTGCTGATAACCAAGATAACCCAGTTATCTTTGAAGTTTGGCGCCATAGCCAAGAAACTATCTTTTTGAAATACGTAGGTGAATTCAAATAATGTTCCACCCCTTTGAAGGCAAAATGGAAGATCTAAAAGACTCTGAAGTTGAACAGCGTCTTTTAGAATTGAACAAAAAATACTACCAAGCATACCGTCTGGGCAAGCCAGAACTGTTGACACAGATCGCTACTTTTGTTACAATATACAAAGAAGAATTAAGTCGAAGAAACTTTGCTAAAACGCAGGGTCAACTTGACGGAGATCTGGATCAACTGATTAATGTGGACTGACAATAACACTGAACAAGAACTAATACAGGGCGTGATCAATCACGGCCCTGATGTTCTACGTCTATGTAAAACCAATAGTGATATTACAAGATATCTAGATCGGTTGTCTGCTGAACACTTAGATTATCCAATTCCCCCTAGTGAAATTAACTCAGACAACTGGTTTGTGCCACGTGAGTACAAAGAAATGGACATTGAAGAATTTCTAGTAAATCAATGTCCGCCAGAAAACTATGATAGATTGGTTACAGAATTAGAGTTGTTTAGGCAGCATAATATGATTCCTGTGCTAACAGCAATGAAATATATTGTTGATACACTTAGAGCTAACAATGTAGTTTGGGGAGTAGGACGTGGGTCTAGCGTGGCTAGCTATGTACTTCATCTTATAGGGGTACATAAGATCGACAGCGTTAAATACAAATTACCAATAGAAGAATTCTTCAAGGAGATATAAAATGGGCAAGGTATATACCAGCGTTAGAGGTAAAGAAATTGATATGGAAAAGCTATCATTGAAAAATGAAACTCTTCCAGCTGTAGGAAATTTAAAAGTAAACGCTCGTGGAGATGAGCTAGGCACAGGCGGACAAATTGTTCGTACACGTGAGCAGATTCTACAAGATTATTACAAAAATAATCCACGTGCTGTACAAGAAGAAATTTTAACAAGAAAGAAATAATATGGGATACGAAGCGCACCAAATCAAAATCAGAGCCCTGCACGATGATGTAATTATCACGGAAATGAATTTTGACGAGATCCGCACTACCAGTGGTATTATTTTACGCAGTGATAATGGTAAAAGCCACGGTGTAAGACCTCGTTGGGGCAAAGTATACAAAATTGGTCCTGATCAGCGGGACGTTAAAGAAGGACAGTGGATTTTAGTTGAGCACGGTCGTTGGACCCGCGGAATTAAAATCAACGACGGAGAGGGTGAAAAAGTCATTCAAAAGGTCGATGTCAAGTGCATTATGGCCGTGAGTGACCAGGCTCCGAGTTTTGAAGACGACTATATCCCAGATAGCATTTAATGGGATTCAAAAAGTCTTGGGACGTAGCTGATGTCACCCATCAGCTACATTCACTAGCCAGGGAATGTGCAAGTCCCTATAACGATGGCTTCACGGCATTTCACGCCAAACAAGATCTATATCTAATCAAACAAATTGTAGACCAGGCATTACTAGACGCACCAGACTTTGGTGAATTGGAAAAAGACTGGTTGCAAGAACAAGAAAAAAAGCGTATTATTAAGATTCTAAAGTCTTAAGAGGATACTATGACTAACCCGTTTCGTGACCAAGAAAAGTTTATGCGAGCCTGCGACCAAACAGTCGAAGGTTGGAATCAAGAACAATTTAAATTATACGTCGACCTAATCGACGAAGAACGCAAAGAATTACAAGAAGCAATTGATGCCTGCGACCCTGTAGAAATTCTAGATGCACTAGAGGACATTATTGTTGTTACCATTGGTGCTATTCACAGTATGGGCGCAGATGGCGACGGTGCGTGGAAAGAAGTTATGAAAACCAACTTTGCTAAAATTGACAGCGAAACTGGCAAGGTACGTAAACGTGAGGACGGTAAAGTGCTTAAGCCAATTGGTTGGGTTCCGCCAAGTCTAAAAGAATTTGTAGAGAAAAAATGAAAACTGGTTTTACCTGTTCAACCTTTGACCTGTTCCACGCAGGTCATATTATGATGCTCAAAGAAGCTAAGACACAGTGCGATCATTTGATTGTAGGGCTTCAAACAGATCCTACTATCGACCGCCCTGGAATTAAAAATAAACCAGTTCAAAGTATATTCGAACGCTACGAACAGCTCAAAGCCTGCAAGTATGTTGATGAAATCCTTGTCTACGAAACCGAACAAGATCTTGTAAACATCTTGCTTTCTTATCCTATTAATGTTAGAATACTAGGACAGGAATACGAAAACGAAGATTTTACAGGGCGTTGGGAATGTATGGATCGCGGCATTGAGTTTTACTTTAATAAACGTGAACATAATTTTTCAACTAGCGAATTGCGACAGCGAGTAATTGCTGCTGAAATTAACAAGGGACTAAAAGATGGCACCCCAACCTAAAGAGCTAGAAGAAGAAACATACAGCGAAAAACCAGAAGCGTGTTATATTATTGAAGGCGAATGGGCCGAAGAGGAAGAAGAATGAAAGAACTATGGGTAGAAAAATACCGTCCAAAGACCATTGATGGTTATGTATTTAGAGATGCACATCAGCGTAGCCAAGTAGAAACTTGGATTAAAGATTGCAGCATTCCACATCTACTGTTAAGCGGTGCAGCCGGTATCGGTAAAACTACCCTGGCAAAGATGCTGGTTCACGAACTAGGTATTGAAGACTACGATGTTCTAGAGATCAACGCAAGTCGTACAAACTCCGTTGATGACGTTCGTGACAAGATCACAAACTTTGTACAGATGATTCCGTTTGGTCCGTTCAAGGTTGTACTACTTGACGAGGCTGATTACTTGAGTCCAAACGCACAGGCGGCGTTGCGTGGTGTTATGGAAGAGTATCACGCTACTGCTAGATTCATTCTAACCTGTAACTATCCTAACAGAATTATTCCTGCTATTCATAGTCGTTGTCAAGGCTTCCACGTTGAACGTACTGACATCACAGAGTTTACCGCTCGCACAGCTACTATCCTTGTTGAAGAAGGTGTGGACTTTGATCTCGATACCCTTGACAACTACGTCAAGGTTACATATCCAGATCTGCGTAAGTGTATTAACCTAGTACAGCAGAACGTTCACGAAGGCAAACTTGCAGCACCAAACAAAGCAGACGGTGGTGAAGCAGACTGGAAGTTTGATATGGTTACACTTTTCAATGCTGGAAAAATTACCGAAGCTAGAAAATTGCTCTGTGGAAAGATTCGTGCAGAAGAAATGGAAGAAGTGTATCGCTGGCTCTATGACAACCTTGGTATTTTCGGTAGTAACGAAAATCAAGACAAGGCAATTCTAATCATCAAGGCAGGATTAGTTGATCATACTATCTGTGCTGATCCAGAAATTAATCTAGCAGCAACTCTTGTGAGATTGTCTCACTTAAAATAAAATAGGGGCCTTAGCCCCTATTTTTACTTGTCACCGTAT